ACACGCAGAACTGGTGATGGTATACTGGTTTATACAAAGACAGCAGACGGTAGATTTATACCAGTTTGGACAGAGAGCATTAATTAGCCTTTGAAGGAGGCAGTGGTGGACGAAAGAAACGAAACAAAGGTATCTGTAACACTTGGATACACACTTAATCTGGGCAATTTCCAATCTTTACGAGTTGATCTTGGTGTTGTTGACCATGTTCGTGAAGGTGAAAATACCAATGAAGCAATGGACCGTGTATATGGTTTTGTTGAGACAAAGGTTGTAGAAAAGGTTCAAGAAGCTAAGTCAGCTTTAGCCGAAGAATAATATGGCAGACCGCAAAGACCGCATGGCTTTGCTCAGTCGCTACAACAAATTACACTTGCAGAGATATGAGCAAAAGTCTAATCTCAATCTAAATGTTGAACAATGGGCTGCTGATGCCCTTGTTGAGTCATATGGACTTAAGGATTGCTATGATATTTTAGATTATTACTTTACAGTTGCACAAAATCCTAACTGGAATTTTTTTGCATATAATGCACAAGAAATTCTTAATGGTAGAATAAATACAGAACAAGATTTAAAAGATCGTGAAGAGCGTAGAAAATTAGCTAGGAAGTGGTTAAGTGAGTAATTCAGAAGCAAAAGTAATTAGTGCAGTATTAGAAGATAAACAAATACATGTTTTACTTCAAGCCAATATAGACGGACTTCTTAGAACACATAATGATGTATGGAATTTTATTAAGAGGTATGCAGAAAGTAATGGTACAGTACCTCCATCATCTTTAGTAGTTGAAAAGTTTAGAGACTTTGCTCCAGTTAGCGGGGTAGGTACAACAAAGCATCATTTGGAAGAATTACAAGCAGATTATTTGAATGATAGTTTAAAAGATATTATTCGCAATGCTGCAACTGATGTTCAGGGTGGACAGGGAGTAAAAGCATTAGAACAACTAATTACAAAGACTTCAGAGTTAAAAAAGAATACTTCTGCTATTCGTGATATTGATGCAACAGATATTGAATCTGCAATTGTATATTTTGAAAATGTAAAAAAACAACAAGAACTTGGCAAAATAGGAATTAAGACAGGCTTGCCAGGATTTGACAATTACCTACCTTCAGGAATTATGCCAGGTCAACTGGGGATCTTCCTGGCATATCCAGGCATTGGCAAATCTTGGCTTGCTCTTTACTTTGCTGTACAGGCATGGAAACAGGGCAAGACTCCAATGATCATAAGTCTTGAGATGTCGGAAACAGAAGTTCGTAATCGTGTATATGCGATTATGGGTGAGGGTCTGTGGTCACATCGTAAGATTTCTAATGGTGATATTGAAATTGATATGTTAAAGAAATGGCATGAAAGTAGAATTGCAGATAAGCCACCTTTTCATATTATTTCTAATGATAGTGGTGGAGAAATTAATCCATCAGTTATTCGTGGAAAGATTGATCAATACCGCCCAGACTTTGTAATTGTAGACTATCTACAACTAATGGCACCAAACCAAAAGTCTGATAACGAAACGGTACGCATGAAGAATCTTTCTCGTGAATTAAAGCTTATGTCTATTAGTGAGGAAGTTCCTATTATTGCAATTTCTTCTGCAACGCCAGATGATGTTACAAATATGAGTACAGTTCCAACTTTAGGTCAAACTGCTTGGTCAAGACAAATTGCTTACGATGCCGACTGGGTACTTGCACTTGGTAGGGCAACTAACAGTGATATAATTGAATGTGCGTTTAGAAAAAATCGTAACGGATTTATGGGAGACTTTTTAATACAAGTAGATTTTGACAAGGGATATTACAGATATAAAGATTACGAAGATAAGAATGCTTAAAGATATATATACAACACAACAGATACACAGAGTACTAACTGGCGCAGGTATAGATATAGAGGCTGAATACGGCACTGACTATATTATATTCTGCCCATATCATAACAATAATCGTACTCCTGCTGGCGAGATATCTAAAGAGTCTGGACTATTCTTCTGCTTTGGCTGTCAGACTACAAAGAATTTAACAGAGTTTATTATGCATATGACTGGAAGATCATATTTTGAGGCTGTTAGATATATAAAAAGCAAAGAAGTAGAAACTGATCTTGAGGCGGTAGTTAACAAAGCATTATATGCTGCACCAGACTTTGTTCAATATGATGAACTACTAATCAAAAGACTAAATAAACAGGCATTAGAATCACCTAGGGCTATGTCATATTTTAATGGTCGTAGAATTACAGAACAATCAGTTATTAAATTTGATTTAGGATTTTCTGAGAAACAAGATTCTGTTATTATTCCCATGCAATCTCCAGATGGAATGACTCTTGGATTTGTTGCTAGAACTATTGAGGGTAAGGATTTTAAAAATACTCCAGGACTTCCAAAGAGCAAAATATTATTTAATTTACACAGAGTAAAGTCATCAAAGTTTGTTTATATTGTAGAATCATCCTTTGATGCAATTAGATTAGATCAAGTTGGTTTTCCCGCAGTTGCTACGCTGGGGGCTAATGTTTCATCAAGCCAGATGAAGCTATTAGAAAAGTACTTCAATAATGTTGTACTTGTAGCAGACAATGATGAAGCAGGCTCAATTATGGCTGACCGCCTAACTGAGAAACTAGGGTCACTAATAACAGTAATCAAACTAGATAAACAATATAAAGATATAGGCGATATGGATGATGATGCTATTAGAAAACTTGAATATTCATTTGACAACTCTATCATTGCTATGTTAAAATAGAAAAACTTATATAAGGAGAAACATGACTATAGTAAAAGGGCTTAAAAACATCAACGCATTAGTTGAAAAGCCAAAATATGAAAGCACAGGAACAAAGGTCCGTTGGGTAAAACTAATTGACGGACAGGCAGCAAAGATTCGTTTTGTAAACGAACTTGACTCAGACTCTGCAAACTATAACGAAGATCGTGGTCTTGCTGTTGTAGTATCAGAGCACACAAATCCAAAAGACTATAAGCGCAAGGCTGCATGTACTCAGGAATCTGAGGGTCGTTGCTTTGGTTGCGAAATGGCACGTAAAGAGCCAAAGAGTGGCTGGAGAGCACGTCTTCGTTTCTACACAAACGTACTTGTAGATGATGGAACAGAAGATCCATATATTGCAGTATGGTCGCAGGGTATCAGCAAGCAATCTGCATTTAATACAATTCGTGAGTATGCACTTGAAACAGGCAGTATCTCAAACTTAATGTGGAAGCTAAAGCGTAATGGCCAGGGTACTGAGACTAATTACACACTTATTCCATCAACACCTGACACTGAACCATTTAAATGGGAAGGTCATGAATACTTCAATCTTGAAAAGGTAGTTCGTGAAGTTCCATATCCAGAGCAAGAGGCATTTTACTTTGGATTTGATACTCCATCAACAACTGCTACAAACATTGATTGGTAATTAATGAACTACGTTGGGCTTCATGTCCACACCCATTATTCTCTAATGGATGGTGTGGCTACTCCGCAAGAATATGTAAACAGAGCAGTTGAACTGGGTATGCCAGGAATTGCTATAACAGATCACGGAACATTGTCTGGACACCGTGAGATGTACCGTCTTGCAAAAGAAGCAGGCATAAAACCCATATTGGGTATTGAAGGCTACATGACAACCAACATGTCTGACAAGAGGGCCAAGGCAGACCGCACTGACCCTCTTGATCAGAATTATCACCATATTGTTCTTCTCGCTAAGAACCAACAGGGTTTAGAAAATCTAAATAAGATTAATGAAATTGCTTGGACCGAAGGATTTTTTAGTAAGCCAAGATTTGATTTTGAAACATTAGAAAAATACAAAGAAGGAATTATTGTAACCTCTGCTTGCCTAAGTGGCTGGGTAGCAAAAGCGGTAGAACTAGATGAACTAGCAGTTGCAAAAAAACATATTAAATGGTTTAAAGAAACCTTTGGAGATGATTATTATATTGAGGTAATGCCTCATAACTCTGAAAAGGTAAATAAAGGATTAGTAGAGTTAGCAAAATCTATGGGGGTAAAACTAGTAGTTACTCCTGATTGTCATCATTCTGATACTAGCCAAAAGGAGATTCAGGAACTTATGCTTA